CTGCTACACTTAGCTCCCCGCCGACTACAAAAACGTCACCGCTTTCACCAAAATTTTTTGTTACAAATGTTCCCATTTCATGACCTCAAAATTAAGGGAGGGATTGCCCCCCCTTTTTTTTATTAGGATGCGCCAAACTTAATAAACTTAACCGCTTCACTATCAACAATCATACCGCCTACGCGTTTGGTTGAATAAAAATGAACGTTAGGTTTATTTGTGTACTCATCCCGAAGCGTTCTAATGCCGATTCTGTCAACAATAGTATAGGCTCGCTTCCAGTTCGCTAGTGCGATTGAATAGCTGTTGGCTCCTATTGCTGCTAATGCGTCGACTTGGACAACGGGAAAACCAAACAAAGTCGGTTTCTGGCCTTCTGCAAGCGAAGGATTCCACAAGTAAAGCCCTTGAGCATCCTTTAACTTTCTTATCGAGGTTAAAGTTGTCCCTTTGGCAATCCATGCGGCGTCGGCTTCCAACATTCCTTCCTTGAACTTTTCGATTAGGCTTAGAAAAATGTCAGCTTTTGCCGATGCTGCCCAATCACCAGAAACGCCAGTTGCTACATATTGAACTTCGCCGAAGGCGCGAGTTCCATCATCGGTCGATGCAAAAGTATAGCCTGCGACGCCCTTTGGTTTGTTTGTTCCGTTACCTGTAACTAATGCAACCCCTTCTTGATAGCCAAACTCTGAAGCGGTTTCTTCCGCGAGAAAGTCTTCAACATTAAAAACTGAATCGTCTAATGTCATTTGAGAAACGGCAGGGTTTGCGGAAATCTCGCCCATATATGGAGTTACTTGAGCAAGAACCGCCGTGTTAGTTGCCGATCTTGCGTCTGTTTCACCAACCCACCCAGAACTAGACCCGTGAGTATTCACTAACTTTTTATAGTTAGCACCACCAACAGAAATTACATTACAAAGCCTTCTTAATGGAGAAAAGGGTTTCATCAAATTAAGAATCGTTTGATCTAACTCATCAGGTACGAGGTATCCACCTGCCGAAGGAGTCCCAACAGTCATTGCTTTTTGCTCAAAGCCTCTTAACTGGCTAATCTCTCCAGTGCGACAAAATAGCTCAAATGCTTTTCGATGCTGAGACTTTTCACCTGCCGAAGCTTGAACCTGCATTCTGCCTTTTGCTTGAATTTCCTCTTCAAGTTTTTGCTTTTCAAGCTCAAGTTGATTTAACTTTTCTGATAGCTTGTTTACTTTTTCTTCAAGTAAGACATCAACCGATCCCTTTTTCTCAATCTCTTTTAAGCGATCATCATTGTTCCTCTTGAAGTCTTCAAAATTGCGACCAATTGCATCGATCGCGCTTAATATTTCGGTGCTCATTTTTTAAATTTCCCTAACAACGAGTTTATATTTTGCAAGATTTGTTCTTGCGTCTTTACTTCATCGCTGCCGGAATCCCTCAAGCACGCTTTATAACCCTTGCTGATAAACGTCATCGCTTGGGTTTTGCTCAGTCCTGCCTCTCGCAGGAATGCTTCCACATCTCTTTCGGTTGGCATTGCCTCACCAAAAAAACTTTTCACGTTTTCTATTGTAGCACTTTGCAAAGCCGGAAAGGTAACAATGGATATTTCCCACAAATCAATTTCCGTATAATTGATTAAACCTTTTTTCTCTTGGTCTACATCCCATTTGCTAGGCATAAAGCCTATAGAAAGACCTGATACCGCGCCGCTTTTCATTAATGCATATGTATCTTTCCCAAGCGTTGCATCTAATACTAGCTTACCTTCGAGTGCTAGCCCGTGATCATCTTCTTTCATTGATGACCAAACGCCGACGGGTTGCCTTGCGTCATGCTGCCATAACATGGCCGGCTTTCTCTTTTTCAAACTTTTTTTGATAGAACCTTTTGACAAGGTTTCATTGTAAGCATCGACCGCGCCCCAAACAGTACCATAGCCGGAAAATTCCCCTAGCTCATTCATGGATCTGATCTCTAAGGGGTAATCAAGAAATTTATTAATCATCTAATTTTATACCTTTGATTCTTCTTGTTTTGGCTTTGTTCCTGCTGGCAATAAATTTGCAGGATAATAATACACGCCCCCTAAGCCGTCTTTACGTGGTGCAATGTCTTCAAGCTCTCTAACTTCATCAGGTGACATCATCCCGTTGATAATGGCTAGCTGGTGGCCTTCCATTCGTGTTTTATAATCGCCCCTAAGAATGGCCGCCGCGTTAAATTTGAATTTATATCTTGCCCCGTCATTAAGAGCATCGAGCATTGTATTCAAACCGTCCTCAATCATCACGCAGTACGGCAAAATTCCATGAACATAATATTCAAGGCTTTGTTGCTCAATATTATTGTTTGTCGACCTTGTGAGTTCACCGATCATGTGCGGAGGTACGCCAAGCACTCCGCATATTTTTGAAGTTGTTAGCTTCATACTATCAAGTAACATTATGTCGGATGCGGATAATGAGATTTTTTTAAACTCAACCCCGCGATCTAACACCATAGTTGAGCCGACTTTGTCCCCACTGGCTGCCGCATTTATGCGCTCAACTTCTTTTTTGTATTGGTCATCTTTTAAGTCACTCGGAAAAACGAGCATCCCCGAAGGTTTCGCCCCATTTCTTAAAATTCTATCTTGAAAATCTTGAGCATCACGCGAATACATAAAAATTGAGGACATTAGCTCAACAACGTTAAGACCAACAACGCCATCCAAGGAAAGTGATTTAATATGTAGAATTTCTTTTGTAGTAAACCAAGATTTCGATCCGTCTTTGAAAGTCACACCATAGCGTACCACGAGATCGGGATCTTGCTTTACTTCCACGCTATCAGGATTTATTGGATTTAACTCACGAACAATACCGCCAACAATATTTTTATGGCAATAAAAATTCCCTTTCAAAGCAAGGTGCATCAACATCACCCGCTTAAAATCTGACGGCGTCATCCACAGGTTAGGCTTTCGGTGTAAGAGGTTATAATAAGGATGATCGATCGCTTTTCCTTTGTTTATGTCCGCAAAATGAAGGGAGAGAGGGAGGGACGACAGGGTATTAGACAACACACGGACACAAGCATAAATATCTGAAACACGTAGCGATGTTTCAGCGGACAAGCGACCCCCGCCGACCTCCCCCCAAATCGAATTCGCCAACGACAAAAATGAAATTTCTTTTTTCTTAAATGGCCACATGTTCGCCTAGCATTAAAATTTTTCACTAGGCTACATTATACCACAATCATCTTGTTAGAGTGTGACAACTGCAATTTTCGATCCTGACTCAGCAAACGATCCGCCTCGATATCTCATAGCGCAATCAATAGCCATAACTGAAGCAACAACGCCGTCCACTTTATAGCGTTTGAGTTTTTCCCGCGTTCCGCTTTTTTTAATTATTTTTATATTCTCGTGTGCATCTTCTGCCACAACCGCATTTTGAATTTGCCAAGTCATCAAAGGGTTTTCATCATGCAATAAAAAACCATCTTTGATCGCCATATCAAATTCTTTTGTTGGTAAGCTCATCGACTTGAAGCCTTGCCCGAAAGCGAAAACTTGAAAATCTATTGCTTCTAAATCTTCAATTAACTGATCGGCCTGCCATCTATCTATAGCGATCGGCTGATCGCTAATTCTATATAGTTCATCTAGCTCCCTAAGCTTTTCAAAAACTAATTGCCGCCTGACAACATTACCCGCGGATGATATTAAATACCCGTCTCGCTTCCAATCTCTATACTGTGATCGGCCTCGTAATTCCTCATCTCTTATCTTTTCTTCAGGAGTAAAATGATAACTTTTAAGATAGTACCGATCGTCATTTAATAAAAAGCATAGAGAAATAGCACAAAGATCGTCCCGTGCGGCCAAGTCAATGCCGGTAAAAACGGGTAAACCTGAAAGTTCCTCGTCTGGTATATACTGTTCAAGCTTGTCCCACTTGCCAACATCAAAGAAAGGGAAAAATCCACGTTGCCACATATTCAACCGCCGCCGCAAAAAGTTTGCTAGCTCGCGAGGTGATCCCGTCTTTGCTGCTTCCCAGTCTCTTTTAAAGTCTACTACTGAAATTATTTTGCCTAGTGCAGGGTTTGCCTTTTTCCAAACTGCCGGATCTTCTAAATCGTCGTCAGGTTCAGCACAATAAAAAATCGGTAAAAGTGTAATGTCCTCAACCTCACCATCCTTTACCCTTCTAAACTGCTCCTCATGCGCTCCACAAATTGAATCCGGATCTGATCCTCTTGTTGTGATTGTAATTTCTAATGGCTGCGTTCTTGCTATACTTGCAAAATGAAGTGAGTCGTAAAATTCAGTATTATCCCATGCATGGAGTTCATCTATTATAAGAGCATGAGCATTGAGACCCTCAGAACCGCCGGCCTCACTGCTTATTGCCTTAATCCAAGCGTTCTCCCCATACTTAATTATATTTCGAGAAGGAAGCGTTCTATATCTCCTAGATAAATCAGGCGACCGCCGAATCATTTCACTGCATGGATGAAAAACCTGTGAAGTTTGATCTGAATCAACCGCGGTTAAATAGATATATGCTCCATCTTCCCCGTCCATTTCTAAAAGATACGCCGCAAGAGCCGAGCAAAAAGTGGATTTTGCATTCTTCTTTGCAATAGTAATATATACGCGCTTAAACCGCCTTGTGCCGTTTGATTGCTTCCATCCAAATATTTGCTGTAAGGCTTTCCGCTGCCATTCGAGAAGCCTGATTTTTTGCCCTGCTCTTGCCCCGTCTGATAACCGGCAAAATGATTCTATCCAGTCTACAGGTTCCCATGCTGCCGATTCGTCCCAATAACAACCTTGCTCTATGGCTGCCGTATCTGATGGTGTGGTTTGCATAGCTATAATATTTTTCTCTACTCCTTCGTTTCCTCAATTGGGAAATTCTCCCCTGTCGCTTCGAGTTTTGGAATTATTCCCGTCTCGTTAAAGTAGCGTCTACAAATCACATCAACATACTTAGGGAAAATTTCGCAACCGTAACAGGTGCGGTTCAAGCGTTCACATGCGATCAACGTAGTGCCGGAACCTAAGAAGGGATCGTAGACATCCCCTGAGTGGTTTTTTATCAAATAAGTCATGCACGCTATTGGCTTTTGTGTGGGATGTTCGGTTTTATCATCTGGCGAGGATGTCATTAGTCTGTTCGGACTTGCTGCATCTATTACAGTTGTTTGTTTTCTGTCTCCTATCCAGTTATGAGTTTTTCCTTTCCTTACTGCGTACCAACAAGGTTCATGCTTAAAATGATAATCGGATCGCCCCATTATCAGCATAGATTTATTCCAGATAATTTGTTGACAAATTTCAAAAGATGCTTCGCGTAAACTGTTCATTACAATGTCCGAATATTTGCCCGCGTGCCATACATATACAACATCGCCAGTAAACAGTTTCCACGCATCCCCCCAATCTGCTATATCATCATTTTTTACTAGGTTTGCATTCCCCTTGCCTAGACGCCCTCCCCCTGTTTTGTCTCTCCATGATTGATCTAAATTTACGCCATATGGCGGATCTGTAACCATCATCGTAGGGGTTTCAGTAAGTAGCTTCTTTGTATGGTTTTCATTTGTCGCATCTCCACACATGACCCGATGCCGACCACATAACCAAACATCCCCTAGCCTTGAGACCGGTTCCGCTTCGCTAACCTCCGGCACTTCATCATCCGTCGTGTCTGGTTCCTCTTGGCTAACGCCATCAAACTCAACATCAAAACTAGAAAAATCGAAGTCTGGTAAATCCTCAATTTCACCTAATAACAATTCATTATCCCATTCAGATTTCTCGCTAACTTTGTTATCTAAAATTCTATAAGCTTTTACTTGTTGAGGTGTGAGAGTATCCGCAACATGAACCGGAACTTCTTTCAATCCCAAATGAATTGCGGCCTTATGCCTCGTGTGCCCTGCTATAATAACGCCGTCTTTATCTACAACTATCGGTTGTCGAAATCCAAATTCTTTGATGCTTGCCACTACTCCAACAACTGCAAGATCATTAATTCTTGGATTCCTCGCGTATGGGATGACCCGCTCAATGTTCCATTGTTCGATTTTCATTCTCTCCTTTTATTTCTTCTTTTATGTGGTTGCCGATTTCTGCAAGCCTTTCTCTTTTTTGTTTTACAAATTCTCCCCAATTCTATTTTCATTTTCGGACACTCGCTTTGATGATTTTTGGAACTGCATTTCCCCACGAAACAGAATGGTGTAGCCTCTTGTGTTTAGTGTTCAGTAACTTGACTTTGATGCAAGACGGCGCGTACATTACAGAATAAAAACTTTTAGTATAAGTTCCGAAACTTAAATATATATCTGTCAAGCCACCCTCTGCTTGCTGCGTTGCTGTCTGCTTTAATGATGCCATGGTTGACGTGAAAAAAATGCCCCCGCGTCCTCCATTTACTACGCTTGTGGTTAGATCTTCATTTAGCTTACCAACAAAAGAAAATGGTGCGTCCGTTTTGCAGAAAAATGAGTTCATGACCTTGCGTGTAAACTTTATTTTTTTGCCGAATGTCCCCAAATGTCCTCCTATGAAATCCCCATCTTGAGCAAATGCAATGCAGTCTGTGGGAGTAGAAGATAAAAACTCAACCATCAAATTAAAAATAGAATCAAGATTGCGGCAAATGTGGAAGCTATAGCGTAGCTCATTAGTCATTCGGTAGCAGAAATACGAA